CTGAAATTTCATATTCTCCCGGCCACATGTATGAAGTGCGACTTCGTACCACACCAGAAGAATTGGTGAATTGGGATGCGCCGCTTGTGCGGCAGCCCGAGCGCGCCGTTCCATTTCTTGAAGATGTCTTGCGCGCACCGCGCACAGGAAGCGCCCGCGTTCTTGAGCGCGAGATGAAGCCAATTGGCGAGGCCATTGATTTGCGGACGCCTGAGATTGCCGCGCAATTGCGTGAGGCTGGCATTCCTGGCTTGCGTTATCTTGATGCTGGCAGCAGAACCGGACGCCAAAACACCCGCAACTACGTCATGTTTGGCGATGATTTGATTGACATCACGCGCCGCTACGCCGAGGGCGGCCTTGCTGAGTTGGATCAGAAGTATGCCGAGGGCGGCCGCGCCCGCCGCCCGGCTTCTGCGCCTGTACCTCGCCCTTCTGACGAGGACTATCTCAGCATCCTGGCTGATCGTGCTGTTGGGGCTGGCGAGCCTGTTGCTGAGCTGCGGTCAGCAGAGGGTCGCGGGTTTGCGCCGATGCCGCGTTCCTTTGGTGAGGCTGGCCAGCGTATGAGCGCTGTGGTGCGTGGCGCTGTTGAGCCTACGCCGGAAGAAGAACGGCAGATCAATGCTGTGCGCGGGTTTACTGAGGGGCCTGCGTCTATTCGCGCCTACCACGGCAGCCCGTATCGTTTTAGACGGTTTGATATCTCAAAAGCCGGAAGCACAACCGATGAGGGGCAATTAGGGCGCGCTTTGTATTTTTCCACTGATAAAGCAGGTGTTGAGCGACTTAATGCCCAAGGAGCACCAGTCTGGCCTGTTCGATATGAAGTTGATTTGCAAATTGAAAATCCACTTCAATTAAAATTGCCTTCCTGGTTTGCGGATAAACGTAGATTAATTCGTGAAGAATTAAATCTTCCAATGGACGCCAGCGCGAAAGAAGTTGCCCAAAAAATTATCTCAAGAGGGCATGACAGTGTTTCTTTAGATTATTCCCCTGTAAAATATTATCATCAAGAATTAGGTGTTTTTGACCCTGATCTGATTAACCTTGTGCGCCGCTATGAAGAGGGTGGCATGGTGCGTGAGCCTGCAACTGCGTATGACCCGGATGAGATTGACCGGATTGTGCAGGAGTTTGCCGAGGGCGGCGAGGTAGAGGCGCCGGCCAAAACTTACATTGGCGGCCAGGAGCATAAGCTTGCTTACATTACGGATCGGGAGGCTGCGCTGCTGAAGGCGCGCGGTGGTTCCGGCCGCATGACCAAGCACGGCATCCGGGCGTATGATGAGGGGCCTGGAGAAGGGCCGGGCAGCGACAACGCAAACTCTATGTCTGAAGCTGCCACTCAGGATGCTGTTGGCGGCAACCAAGGCCAAGGCGCTGGCCCTACGGGTGCTGGCGCTGGCGGTGGCCCAGGCCAAGGCAACCAAGGTATGTCAAACGCAGATCCTGAGGGCACCGAACAAGCCGCCAACATGAACACGGCCGTGGCCGCGCAAGAGGCTGGCCGAGGCTTTGGTATTGCCGATACCGGGGGCGTGGCACCGACTGGCTTCAATGCTGCGCCGGGTATTGCTGAAGCCATTGGCGCCTTGGGGCGCGGCGAAATCGGTTTTGGGCAAGCCTTGGGCTACGGCGTCCAGAGCGCGATGTCACCGCCGGGCATGCAGGTGGGCGTCAATGTTGATGAGCTTGGCAACCAGACGCCGGCGGTCAGCGTCAGCGCGCTGGGGGTTGTCGGCGGCCTAATGGGCCTCGCAACTGGCATTCCTGGTGCTGGCGCGATTGGCGGCATGATTGGCAACGAAATCGGCAAAGAGTTGGGCCTGGATCCCACGGTAATGAGTTATGAGCCTGGGGTCTTCAACGCGCCGGAGCCCACGCCGGCATATGGTGCAGCAGGCTACGGCATGGATTACGGGCGCGGCTATGCCCATGGCGGTCTGGCCAAGCTGCATGCCAAATACGCTGGCGGAGGTTCAGTTTCCGCCTATGATCCGCGGGCGGTAGACCAGCTCGCAAAACAGATTGAGGCACAATATGTCTGAAACTCTCAATGATGACGACGATGATCGCGGCGAAACTGTAGAGTTTCTGGACGACAAAAACAGCGAAGTGAGGGACACTGAAGATGGCGGAGCAATCATTCGGCTTGAGAATGAAGAAGAAAATCAAAGCAACCTGGAACACTTTGCGAACATTGTGGAAGAGGTTGATCCGGCGCTTCTCAAAGAAGCGGTAAACGATCTTCTTGAAAAGATAGACCGCGACAAGGAAGCCCGCGAAAAGCGCGACAAGCTTTACGAGGAGGGCCTCCGCCGCACCGGCCTAGGTGATGACGCTCCTGGCGGCGCGCAGTTTACGGGCGCCAATAAGGTCGTTCACCCGATGCTGGTGGAAGCGTGCGTGGATTTCTCCGCGCGCTTCATGAAGGAAATTTTCCCGCCCAATGGCCCGGTAAAGAGTAAAATTTACGGCCAAAAAGACAAAGAGAAGGTGGATAAGGCCGAGCGCAAGGCCACCTTCATGAATTGGCAGACCACCGAGCAGATGCCGGAGTTCCGCTCCGAGTTGGAGCAGCTCAGCACGCAGCTGCCGCTCGGCGGCGGCCAATACATGAAATTCATGTGGAACAATCAGCACCGGCGCCCCCAGGCCGAGTTTGTGCCGATTGACGACGTTTACCTGCCGTTTGCTGCCACCAACTTCTATTCGGCCGAGCGCAAGACGCATGTTCAGTACATCACAAAGATGGAATATGAGCGGCGCGTTAAGGCGGGCATGTATATTGATGTGGATCTTGGCTACCCGGATGATCCGGAGTTCTCCAAAGCCAGCATCGCCAATGACAAGATCGAGGGCCGCAAGTCCACCAGCTACAACGAGGACGGGCTGCGGACGATCTTTGAGATTTACACGTTTCTGGATTTTGATGAGGGCGTCAGCCCCTACATCCTGAGCGTGGACAAATCCACCGGCAAGGCGCTGGCGCTGTATCGCAACTGGGAGCAGGACGACCCCAACCACAAAGAGTTGGATTGGATCGTTGAGTTCCCGTTTGTGCCCTGGCGCGGTGCTTATCCTATTGGCCTGACGCACATGATTGGCGGCCTTTCTGGGGCTGCTACGGGCGCGCTGCGGGCTTTGCTTGATAGTGCCCACATCCAGAACATCCCCACCCTGCTGAAGCTCAAGGGCGGCCCTGGCGGCCAGACCATCAACCTTCAGCCGACTGAAGTGGTGGAGATGGAGGGCGGCGCGCTGATTGATGACGTGCGTAAGCTCGCCATGCCCATGCCGTTCAACCCGCCGAGCCCCACGCTGTTCCAGTTGCTGGGCTTCCTGGTGGACGCCGGCAAGGGCGTTGTGCAGACCAGCTTTGAGAAACTGAGCGACCAGAACCCCAATCAGCCTGTCGGCACGACCATGGCGCTGATTGAGCAGGGGATGGTGGTGTTTTCCAGCATCCATTCGCGCTTGCACAACTCAATGGCGCGGTGCTTCAAGATCCTGCACCGCATCAACAGCGCCTATTTGACTGAGGAAGATATTGAGGCGCAGGATGCTGGCATTGAGATTGAGCCGGCAGACTTTGATGGGCCGCTCGATGTCGTCCCCGTCAGTGACCCGGCGATCTTCTCTGAAACGCAGCGCTTTGCCCAGATCCAAGCGATCATGCAGCGTGCTGGCGCCCTGCCGCAGATGTACGACATGCGGAAGGTGGAGGAGATGTTCCTCCGCACCCTCAAGGTGCCGGCGGATGAAGTGTTGCAACCGCTGCCGGCAACCGAGAACATGGACCCGGTCAGCGAAAATGTCGCGGCCACCATGGGGCGGCCGATTTATGTGATGCCGCAGCAGGATCACATGGCGCACATCATGACGCACATGGCGTTCTTGAAGTCCCCGCTGTTTGGCAGCAACCCGGTGATCGTGAAGACGTTCCTGTATCCCATGGCCACCCACCTGCGCGACCATCTGCTGAACTATTATCTGGTGGAGGCGCACAATGCTGTGGACGAAGCCAGCAAGCAGGGCCTTATTCCTGACGAGGCAACTGAGCAGACTAAGGTGATTATACAAGTCCAGCAGTTTATTGAGCAACAGCTTGGCGCCTTTGGCCAAGAACTGGCGCAGATTGATCAGGCCGCCCAGCAATTCCGGCCGCAACCGCCGATGCCGCCCGACAGCAGCATGCAAGTCGCGCAACTCAATGCCCAAATCCAAGGGCAGGCGTTGCAGCAGCGTGCCCAAGTTGATCAGGCGCGGATCCAGATTGAGCAGCAGAAGTTGCAAATCCAGCAGCAGAATGATGCGGCCAAGCTTACGGATCAGCAGCAGGCGCGTGCCGAGAAGTTGCAGGCTGAGCAGTTCCGGCAGATGGCCGAAAGCCAGCGCACCGCGGCTGAGGTGGCCGCGCGTGAGCGTATGAACACGGCGGACAATGACACCGCCAAGTTGCTTGCGGCGGCCGAGATGGCCACCGGCGAGAAGGTGGCGGTAAGCACCGGCACCGGCATCAACCCTGGAACGCGATAAGGAAATCACCATGGCCGATAAGCCGAAAGAGGGCACTGTCTCTATGAACAGCGCCTATGTGAAGCAGAAGCACCGCTTGGCTGCGGGCGAGAAGGTAGACGGTCAGTCTCTGCCGCCCGAGCCCAAGGCGGAAAAAAATCAGGCGTGAATTTTGAAACCAAACTCCTAAACCGCCTCAAGGCAGCGCAGCAGCAATTTGCGGCAGATGCCTTGAAGCGGCCCCAACAGCGCGATGCTTTTGAGTACGGGTATCGTGTCGGTGTGGTTGCCGGCTACGAGCAGGCAATTGAGGTACTCTTGAAAATCCTTGATGAGGAGAAGAATGTTGACAACGACTTATGAGAACGCTTTGGGAGAGGCTTTC